CCGACTTGCTTGAGGTGACAAAGGTGATTCGACCGAAGCGCGATGTCGTCAACAAGGAGAACCCTCCAAAGCTGACTGACGTTCTCGATCCGATTCCCGAGCGGCATAAACTGAAACGAAACAAGAAATCAAAGTACAATGAACTGGCTAAGAGGCTTGACGAAGAACCCGAGCAAACAGGCGAAGCAGGACCTACTGAATCTGCCTGAGGTAAACCTGAGCGATTGGCAGAACGAGGGCCAGCAGGCAGAACTTGCTGCAATTATGCGAAATCCGATCCTTCGCATGGCGATTCGCATCGTTTCGGAATCAATTCCGGTGCCGATGCCGTCTCATGGCAGCAAGGAATCGGACATTATTTTCGCTGCCGGTGTAACCGCTGGCTACGCGCATTGTCTTGAAAACCTCCGCAAATTGGCCGTAATTGAAACAGCGAAAGAACCTGAAGCAACTTTTGAAAAACAGTATTAAATCTTAAAATATGGACGAACCCCTGAACTCACCCGTCGTCAGTAATGGCCAGACTCCAGACTTTGGAAGCTCGTTTATCGATGCTTTCAAGGCAATCGGCGCTGATAACGCGACTCCCACTGAGAAGCCAGCAGTTACCGCCGCTCCGCAGAAGACCGACAATACACCACCCAAGCTCAGTAAATCCGAAATGGATATTGAGCGGATGTTCTCCAAAAAGACCGGTGCTGAACCCACCGCCGCCGCCTCGGTAGCGCCGGACGACGCGGACATTCCTGAGACAATCAAGTCCACGAAAGCGGCTGACGCTTTCCGCAAGATCAAAGAGGAGAAGGCGCAGTTGGCCAAGCAATTGGACGAGTTGAAGGCTGGCAGGTCTACCAACCCTCAATTCGAATCGCAGCTCAAGACCTTGCAAGAGGAGCGTGACGCGCTTTCCGAGCGTGTCCGATTGCTGGACATCGAGCGTCACCCTGACTTCATCAAGAAGTACGAGGGCAAGATTACCGGTGTGTTCGATTCGGTGAAGAACCTTGTCGGAACCGATGGCGAGCGGCTTGTTTCTCTCCTGAAATCACCCGATAGCGACTATCGCAACTCGCAGATCGACGACATCGTTGAAGGTCTTTCTCCGTCCAAGAAGGCTAAGCTCGGTGCGTTAATTGTTAAGTACGACGAAATCAATGGCGAACGGTCTTCAGAGTTGACCGAGGCAAAGGCTGATTACGATGCGGTCATCTCCAAGTACAAGCAGGACAACGAGGAGGGGACGAAGGCTGCACTAGAGTCGGCCAATAAGACCTGGCAGAAGGTTTCCACCGATGCTCGCTCGCTCGAAATCTTTGAACCGCGCGAGAACGATGATGAATGGAACACCGAGCTGAATGGCCGACTTAGCCTTGCCCAGCAGATTTTTAATGGTGAGAACAGCGAGGAGGATCTTGCCAAGGCTGCTCTTTGGGCTGCTGCCGCGCCGAAGTACCGCGAACTGCTTTATGCTCAGGTTGAGGTAAACAAGCGCTTGCAGGCTGAACTGTCGAAGTATCGCGGAAGCGAACCTGGAGTCAGCTCACGCGCGACGACCGGCGGTTCTAGGCCTGCCAGCACAAACGCCGCGAAGAGTGAAGACTTCGTCGCCAGCGTGATGAAGTCGTTAGGACGCTGAACCTACGCTCCAAAACAATTATCCCCCGATGGTTTTCATTACCACCGGGGGATTTTCGTTTGAATCACTTACGGTAAGGACCGCTGCCGCTCGGAACCGGCTTTGGAGACGGCTTAACCGGAGGCTTAGGAGGAGGAGACTGCCTGTAAGGTCCGCTGCCGGATGATCGGACAGCGGGAGAACCTTTATATGGTGCGTTATTGCTCATAATTTTGCTTTCTTCCGCATCCTATGCTGGTAACCGATCTTCTGGAAGCTGGTTTTTTCGCGCTTGAATCGAGCCTTTTCCGCGCTACTCATCTCCATCGTCGTCTTTGGGGTCTTATCGCTCACGCGTTTTGTTGGCCTACAAGCGGGATATCCAGCGCGCTCCTCTCCTTCAGACCGTCCGCACGGCTTACCGGTCTTAATGTCCACCCACTTCTCGGCGAACCAACGACCCAGATTTCCACGGACCTTTTTATCTGACATCGGCAACCCTGTATTTGCCGCCACGCTTCTTGTACTCGCGAACGAGCCAAGCGTTGGCGTATGCTGATGGGTAAACGTCGAACTTCGCCTTAGCGGCGGACTTCATCTTGCTGTAGAGCGACTTATTGGTTGGGACGTTCTTTTTCATTCCTTCGGCAATGCGTACCAGCCCTCATGGATCGTAATCCGGTTCTTACTACGCACCGTTTTGCCGCTGGCGTCAACAGTCCAAACCTTTGCTTCAACGCTCTCAGCGAGGCGTACAGGCTCACCGTGGGGGACGTAAATCACCCGGCTCGCGCAGCTCACGCTCATGCTCGCGCACACGATCAAGAAGACCGCGCTTAAGATCAGGTTGTTTCTTGGCGTCTTCACTCGTCGTGTCCCTGGTCGTCAGCGAATGAATCCAGATGACCAGCTTCATCACCAAGTCGGCCAGGAAGTTCATTCCGTCTGTTTGACGGGTGCGGCAGCGGCTGATTGCTTGTTCTTCCAGATCGACCATACAGCACCGAGCAGGGTGACAGTCGCGCCAGCAATCTCGGCAACCTGATCAGCACTGGCCAACCCTTTGGCTACGAGGAAACCGCCGAGCGCGCTAAGACCGTGGCGGAGGAGGGATGAAATATTGGCGTTCATTTGTCGTTTTTGAGTTTGCGATAGAGTTCCACTGCTTTCACGGCGCATGTAAGAAGCGCGGCGAACGCGCCAAGTGCCAATGAGGCAGTCTTGAGATTCGGATCGGTAAATACCGCGTTCCCCAGAATGCCGATGGCCGGACCACCGACGCCGATTGAGATGTCTCGAATGAAAGCGTGGTGGTCCGTCATCGTGCGTGGATGTGTTAGTTAGTGGCGGCTGGAGCCTGAGCCTGCTGCTTAGCCGAATCGAGGATCAGATCGTAGAGAGGAAGTCCGGCTTTCACATTGTTGATGTTGCCAGCCTTCATCCCGATTTCCACGAGTTGCAGCAGTGTGTTGGTTTGTTCGATGGTCAGTTCAATTTTAATCATGCCGCCGGAGCATCGGTGACATCCTGAACTGGCGCAACGATTTCCTGCGCCGAAGACGGCTCGGAATCGGCCTGCGTCACCAAAACCGGCTCAACCTGCGGCAGCATCGGAGGCACGATCATTACAGGCTCCACCCACGGCAGCGGCGGAGCGATGACCGGCGGGTTGATCTGGTCAGCGATCTGCAACGAGACGTTCTCCTCGATGGCGGTCTGATCGACGCCGTTAGCGAAGCACCAGCCGAGAACCTGATCCTGCGTCAGATCCTCGTAAGGCGTGAACGAATCAGTGGGCGGAGCGAACGACGCGCTGCCGTAGCAGGTGCCGCTGTAGGTGCCATCGGTGCCGTTGCAACGCCAGTCGGCGGTGATGACGACATCGGTGAGAGTGCCTTCGGTCGGTTTGACCAACAGGCGTTCGATGATCCAAGAGATGTTCATGGTGGTATGGATTAGGCGTTAGCGAGCGTTGTGATGGTACCAGAGCTTCCACGGTACTTCAGCGCACCGGCTTCGACGTAGAGTTGGCCACCAGTCACGTTGGCAGTCGGAGCGGTTCCGTTGGCAATCTGGATAGTCTTAGCAGCGGTGGTTCCGGCTGTGGTTAGACCCACCAACAGATTCCCGCTCGCGTCGAGCGACATTCCGCTAATAGGACTAAGCGCTGCACCAGCACCACTGGAATTGTTCGTCGAATAAAACCATTCGTGCGTTCCAGTGGTCGGATTCTGAACGTATGAAAGCGAATAACCGTTTGCGATGTACTTGTTCGCTCCATCGAAATAGCGGTTGTTGCTGACAAACAACTGGCTCACATACTGCCAAGCAGCCGATTGAGTTCCAACCTGAAGTGCTTTGACCGTGTTCTGCCACGCACTCGGCGTAACCCCCACGCCCAGCCCCGTAGAGTTCACGCGCATCAGTTCTGAACCAGCGCCTTGAAATCGAAGCGAACCATCAGACGATCCAACAATAAAAGCAGTACCAGCTCCGATTGTTGCATTGTCTCCAATTTGCGTTAATGACGTTCCACTGTTGCGGATATGGAGCGGCAATGCGGTGCCAGTGAGAAAACTTGCGGTTGATTGGCAGGTCAATGCACCCGTCACACCCAGCGTCGTCCCCACCGTAGCCGCGCCGGTGATGGTGGCGGAGGCGGCTTGAACATTTGTTGTAAACCAGACCGGCATCGCCTGCCAGATTCGTTCCGCCATCATTGAAGATGACCTGAGTCGTTGCGCCAGGAAGGCCAACGCCACCGCCAAGTGCCGTGTACAGCTCCGTAAAGTTCAGATTGCAGTAATCGAACGAGGTCCGCAGCGGCGTTCCCGTTCCGTCGTTCGGAGCTGTTCCGATATTGATCGTTTGCTTTGCCATATCTGATTAAATGATTTGTTTTTCGAGTTACAGAAATTCGGTCATGTCCGCCGTGATGATCGTGCTGTCAGCCGTAATCACCGTGTTGTCCGCCGTAATGTCAGCCGTTCCGCCAAGCGTCGCAGCCTCCCAGAGTAGGCCAATCTCCAGCAGATTACGCTCGCGCGGACTCTTGCACGAAGCGCCGTAAGCCTCGGCGATCAGATTAGCAGCTTCCGCGCAGGAGATGTTAGCCATATCAGATGATGATGAACCAAGCGGTTCCGTTGCTCATAACCGTCACGCCAGCCCACTGAGAACTCAGCGTGTACGTCGTCGCCCCGTCAATCGTCTCCGACGCATAGCCGTCAACAACCACGTTGTTCGCACCGGCATTGATTCGCTTGAACACATAGATCCGACCCGGAACAAGCGCAGCCGGAGGCAGGGTAATCGTAATCGCTCCAGCGGTTGAATCGCAGAGTAGAAGATAATCACCGCTCGTGACATTACCCGTCGCGCTCACGCTCCGATACGTTCCGCGCGTCGCGCCACCGCCCTGAAGATACGCGGCAATACGATTCTCCAGAGCCAGCTTCGCCAGCTCAACCTCCCATGGAGAACGACATCCCAGCGACGCCGCCTCATTGATCAGCGTCTCCGCCTCGTCGCATGTGATGTTTGGCATATCGATTTACAATTTAGGCCATCGGACCAGAACCACGGCGCATCACCTCGGCGATGAAACCATCCCCGCCGCCGCCGCCACCCCCAGCAACCTCCTCCTCCTCCTCGTAATCCTCCTCATCCTCCCCGCGTTCGGCCATCTTCTTGCCTTTGGACTTCCTACTCTCGTAGCCAGGGATGACCATGCCATCAATCTCGATGACCTCAGCCTTGCCGCCCTTGCCAAGAACGATAGTCGCCATCGTCTGGAAAGCCTCGCCTTCCTTCAGATTCTCGGGGATTTCAACGCCTTCGGGGATGGTAAATACCGGCATACGGGGAGCATCACTTTGTGGCCTACTCTGTCAAGAGGCTAATGAGTGTTTGGGAGCTTGTACTTTGAACCTTTTGAAATGTTCTCAAATGCAGTCAGCGGCTGAAGGTTTGTCCAGTGGCAGAGCTTCTTCACTTCCTCTGGCGACTTCGCGGAAATCAGCGGAGCGATATGGTCGATGTGCCAGTGCTTCCCGTAGTTCTCCCAGGTCATACCATCTTTGAATTTCGATTCCAGATGCTTGCGAAGATCGTCCTTTGAGCAGCCAATGATTTCGAAGCTGCTCATCTCACCTTTCTGGCCAGCATCAAGATATCGTCTAATCGACCGACGCATTGAATTGGCCAGCCTAACAATCGGATTTCTAGCTCTACGCTCAGCAAGCGCCTTGGCGATTTTATCCCTGTTTTCAGCTCCATACTTCTGCTTGGCCAGCTTGATTTTTTCGGCGTTTTTGGCGCGATAGAGTTTTCGACGTTCGCGTATCGCATCTGCATTTTTGATCCGATACTGACGCTGACCAGATAATGTGTCCGACTTTTTTGACTCGTATCTAGTCCTAAGCCTTTCAATTTCAGCGGCACGTTTCTTTTCGAATTCCATCTCCGTCATCCAAACCATTCTACACGATCCGTCTGGGTGAGGATCTTGAAAGCCCCAGAAAACCATACCATCTTCTCGCTGAAACCCCCTTTTAAGACTTCGAATGAATCCATTTTCGTCATTTTCCTCAAGCCACTTGGCAGCAAGCTCTTTGATGCGTTTTCTGTAGCTCTTTCTAGACTCTCGAACGCTTGAAATATTTGCCCTGTAGTACTGCATGTTTCGCTCGTTCACTGAGTCCTTATTTTTCGAGTAGTACTCTCTGGCCTTGAGTTTGATTTCGTCTCTGTTTTGTTCGTATTTCTTGGCAAACCTATCGCAGTCTTTCTGCCGCAATTCGGCATATTTTTCTAGAGAAACCCAGTACTCCCTTTTTCCAATGAGATATTGCCAAAATAGCCACCCATCCGATTCACGCTTGTCTCCACGTTTCAATTCATTCATGCGACGACAATTTTATTCACCCAACATCAGTTGTCAACTGCGGCAGATAAAAAAGAAAAACCCCAGCAGATTGCTCCGCTGGGGTCTTGTTAATTAGGTAGCTCAGCTACAAATTATTTGGGTCAAAGCGCCGGTGCAACGACGGAAGATGATCGTCATGCCCTGGTTAGTAAATACTGGCTCCGACGCATGCACGAACTCAGCATAATGCTGACCCTTCTTCTCCAACGGATCTTCGCAGTCCGTATTGAACTTGTAGGCACCCGTCACCCACTGCCACTCGCCCATGTAGTTGGTCGGCATCCAGCTCAAATCACCAACGCGGTTTACAGGACGCACGATGTGCGACTTGAAGACGTACGGGGTAACGATAAACGCAGCC